GGCGGTGCTTCTGTCTTAATGTCCTGTTCTATTCTTTGCGTGGAACTGGACTCGTTAATATTTCGATTGGTATTCTCTGTTGTACTCTGATTAACATTCGTGTTGGTATTATCCGTTTTTACATTGGACTCAGAGGTGGACTGATTTACGTTGGTATTGGTATTATCAGACGTACTCGTTGATGTATTAACACTGGTATTGGTATTNTCCGTTGTCGAAGTGCTGGCAACACTTTGATTCACAGTCGAAGTTACTGTTGAATTAGACGTTGACGTATTGACATTCGTGTTGTTATTTTGATTTGTATTTGATGTTGTTGCTGTCGTGGTCGCTGTCGAAGTATTTACATTGGTATTGGCGTTGGTTGATGTATTGTTATTGTTATTGGTATTGGTCGCTGTCGAAGTCGAAGTATTCGTATTATTATTGGTGTTGGTTGCGGTTGAAGTTGAAGTATTCGTATTATTATTGGTATTTACGTTGGTATTATTTGTGGTTGTATTGTTCGTTGTATCTAACGAATTTTGTTCACAAAACTCAGTCCCCGCAGTACAGTCAGGGTTTTCAGGCTCGTTCTCTGCTGCGAATAAAGAAATTGAACCCAGTAATCCAATGAAAATCAACAGGGTTGCAAATACAATCCATTGTTTCCTCACTTCTTTTATTTTTCTTTTGCTTTACCAACATTAAAGGCACACAAATCAACAAGTTTATACAATTTACCGATCCATACATCGTCTTTAGGTGTTGGAGTAACCGCAGCGACTATAGAACTCACCGTTACTATAATCGTCACTATGGTTACTATATTTACTATAAAATCCATAAATCCTCCTATGGTTTAAAAACCTCCTGCTCTATGAGTTTTTCTCTGTTTTTTAAATGAAGTTCTGCTACTTCCTTTTTATTCTGGGCTGAGTAGGGAACGGCATGGTAACACTCGATCATGTCCTCATTCACATTCACATCATTCACCCAAATTTCTGCTAAGACTCTGCCAAATTTTCCTTTTGATTTTTTAAAAGTCTTAATGACTATTTTCTTTTTTTCGTGTTCTTGACTTAACCAATTCTTTAAGAATTCTTTTGCAAGTAACCCCCTCGCCTTTTCATCCAAATCTCTTGTACGACTTTCAGGGGTATCAATAGAAGCCAACCTAACACGAACAGCATGAAGAATGTTGAAGCCAAGATTAAGAACAATATCCACAGTGTCACCATCGACCACCTTTTTAATTTCCTGACACTTATACTCATACATTATTTATTTTCACTTTCGCCTTTAAAACTCTTTGAAGCACCTGAAGTTCCTGCATAAAGCCCAAACCAAGCAGCTCCTGCTCCCACTAAAACTGAAATTAAAGCTGACTGTTCAAAATTCGGTTCAGGTAAATCCATAAACCACATGGTGGCGTAATACAATAAAAAGATATAAACGCTTAGAAAAGCCCTAGGAAATATCCTCCAGCTATCTACTGCTTGTGCTAGAAAAATCCATTTCTGGTGCGGATTCTTAGTGCCTTCATCTTCCAATTCCCTGATACGATCTTTTAATCTGGTTTGTTCCTGCAATAACTCCATGAATTTACTCAGGTCTATTTCAACCTCGTTGCGGTCCATGTCTCCAGTGAATTTTTCTCGTTCACTCATTTTAAAAATTCCAGATAAGCGGTAAAACCAAGAAACATGGTATAAAGACCAAAAATAAGTTTATCTACTTTATCAAAGCGTTTGCTACCCGCCTCAAGTCTTTTATCTATATTGTCATAGCGTAACGCACATATATCCTCATGTGCTTTGAGTTTTATTTCCATCTTCTCTGTCTTGTCCATTTATTTATACCCTTGAAACCACGAAGGTAAACCCAAAAAAGGTCTGCCATCAAATTTATTTTCTTCTGCTGTATCTTTAGTGGCATCGTTATAATGCAAAAATACCTGACCGCAGTTCTCGCCTTCAAACTTTTCTCGCCAATGTTCCAGTTCACAGCCACTATAAATTAACATATCACCTACCTCTAATTTAACTTCTGTACCTGTTTTTCCTTCTTCTCCAGAAGGTTCTAAAAAGATAGACCATTGATCTCCGCCTAAGTGCANAGTGGTAGAAATTTCGCAACTGTANCGATCTTTATGCCTTTTTAACTCATCCCCTTTTTTATAAATCCTAGCGTAACTGTAAGTCTCATTTAACTTTAATTTGGTTTCTTTTTCCATTAAAGGTTTTAATTTTTGAAGTAATGTTTCCATAACCAAATCGCTATATTGACTATAAGTTTCAGGTATCTGTGTATCATTCCACACACCCCAATCTTTATTAAACTGGGAAATATAACGAGCATCAAAAAATAAACGTGCTACTTTCCTTTTATTACAAAAATAGTCATAACAAAATTCTGCCAGTTCTTTAGGAATAACCCGTTTAATGACTAAATATTTATTTTCTTTAAACATAAGGCTGTCCTAAATTCCAACAAACTAATGAATGTCTTACGCCTTTAGTTACTGGTTTAACCCGATGCCATACAAAGGAAGGAAAAACTATTACTGATCCTTTTGGTCTTATTTCTTCACAAATTTTAGGTTGTTTATCTCCGTCTTGATCGTGAAAAGCAAACTCTAAATCTCCACCTTTATATTCTTCTGGTTCAGTTAAACAAAGAGTCATAGATAATTTTCTGAGCTTGCCATGTGAATTAACATCCTCTGGTTTATCATAAGGCACTTCATTAGAGTCACAATGCCAATCGTAATATTGTCCTTTCTTATATTCAGTAAACTGGCAACTTTCAGTAAAGTCCCATTGAAAATTCCACCCTGCACTGGCATTAGCTTGATGAATGTAGGGCTGTATTTCCTTATAAATCCATGTGTCAGACATCCACACTATGTCTGATTTTCTTTTCTTTTGTATATTTTTTAATTCTTTTTTAGTAGGTGGTTCTTTTGATATTCCTGAACCTGTAATAGCTATTTGACTCTTTTGACTTAATCCATATTCTATAATGTCATCACATATTTTAGGAGGAACGGCTGATGTAAAATACCAGTAGTACCATTTTAAATTCATATAAAATTATTATTCCCAATTACCTGCTACTTTTTCTTGAAAGGCTTGTCTAATATCCCATACACCACCAGCATTCCATGAAGCATCTCCTCTAAGTCCTACAAAACCTGAACCACCTGCTCCAGCATCGTTGGCATGGTGTCCACCACCACCCCCACCACCTGTGTTAGCAGTTCCACTTGTAGAAGCATAAGAGCCATAGCCTCCATGACCACCTCCACCATATTCAGGTTCAGTTGTTCGAGGTCCACCAAATGGTGTCGCATTACTAACTCCAGCTCCACCAGCACCACCTGCGAAATATCCTGTACCGGGAGTAGCATTAGAACCATCTGTACCTAATCCAGGATAACTTGGAAATTGTTTGCCAGCACCACCTTGTCCTCCAGCTTGATTCTCTGGATAATTGGGTGCTAAAGGACCTGGAATTAAACTTGGTGCTGTATCTCCTGCACTTCCAGCGTCAGGACTAGCACCACCTCCGCCTCCACCACCACCATCAGTTCCAGGCATACCAGTTCCACCAGCACCACCATAACCAGTTAATCCTCCTGCTGGATTTGCTTGGTTTGCTGACCCACCGGGATTTTGTCCACCTCCACCACCAGAGCCTCCAGCAGTTCCAGCAGCAGCTACACCGCCTTTACCACCTCCAGTAGAAGTAACTGTTTCTGGAGAACTTTCAGGATTAGTAAAAACAGAATTAGAACCAGAGGTATCTTCTCCACCACCTCCTCCTATAGTTACAGGATAGGTCACACCTTTTGTTAAAGGATAAGAAGTTCCATGAGCTACTCCACCAGCTCCTCCTCCACCTCCATGTACTCCGGGTGCTGGATTTGTACCACCACCTCCACCACCACCTACAACTAATAATTCTACTGTTCTAGTTTTTGGAGAAGGATATGTTCCAGACGAAGTAAAATTTTGTGTTAAAGCAGATAAAAGGGATGCTGTATATTTTGAACCTATTAATCTGCTCATGCCCAATCTCCATCTGTTACATAAGTATAGACATCAAACATATTCCATACTCCGCTTGCTGTAACTTTTCCATTTGGTTCATTTATTATTACTATACCTGAACCACCTGTTCCACCTCCCAGATTCGATGCTGGACTACTATTTATATTAGACCCATCATAGCCTCCACCGCCACCGCCACCGCCAGTATTAGCAGTACCACCAGCACCAACAGTATTCGTTTGTCCTCCAGCACCTCCACCACCAGAACCTGCATCACCTGTTCCAGCAGAGTTTAAAGCTACTATATTAGGAGCAGGACTTGC